ACCAAGAGATCCAATCTCTGAGAATATGGCTGCATTTAAGATGGAACCACTCAAGGCATTTATTTATCAAGACCATGAAGCCCATATTACTGTTCATATGGCTGCAATGCAAGACCCAAAGATTATGCAGTTAATGGGTCAAAACCCACAAGCACAAATGATTCTGGGCGCAATGATGTCACACATTCAAGAACACGTTGGTTACGAGTATCGTCGTCAGATGGAGCAAATGATTGGCGTACCAATCCCTTATTCAGAAGAAGACGATTACGAAGTGCCAGAAGAAGTCGAATTACAAATTGCTCGTTTGGCGGCGCCCGCAGCACAAAAACTGTTGCAACAAAGCCAATCACAAGTTGCACAGCAACAAGCACAACAGCAAGCGCAAGATCCGATCTTACAGATCCAGCAAGCTGAATTGCAAATCAAGCAACAAGAAGCTGCAACATCACAACAAAAAGTTCAGATTGACGCACAAGCAAAAGCAGAACAAATGCAAATTGAGCGGGAACGTATAGCCTCTCAAGAACGTATTGCTTCAATGCAAAATCAAACTAAAGTTGAAAAGGATAGAACGCAAATGGCTATCCAAAACGATATTGAACATGCAAAACTTGCAGTAGACATCGGCAAGCATAAAGAACAGATGTCTGTACAGAAGGAGAAACCCACGAAAGGTGATTAATGGATCCTTTAGATGTAGTGCTCAAAGAAGCTAGAGACCGAATTGAGATGCTCAGTGAGGCATTAAAACGAGGTAGCTGCACGAGTTTTGAGGAATATAAGTACACATGCGGTCAGATTCGAGGTCTAGAGTCCGCATGCGCAATAACCCTAGACCTTCAGAAAAATATGGAGAACTCCGATGAGTGACCACTTAGCATTAGATCGAGCAGTAGATTTATCAGCATTACTGGATAAAGCTCCAGAAGAAAAAGCACAACAGCTCCCAACTCCTTCAGGCTATCGCATCCTTTGCGCTATCCCAGAAGTGGAAAATGAGTATGAAAATGGTCTACTAAAAGCAGATGAAACCATTAACTATGAAGAAAAACTGGCAACAGTACTATTCGTGGTCGAAATGGGGCCTGATTGCTATAAAGATGAGAAAAGATTCCCCAATGGCGCATGGTGCCAAAAAGGTGACTTCGTAATTGTCAGACCAAATGCTGGAACACGCCTGTTAATTCATGGTCGTGAGTTCAGGATGATCAATGATGACGTTGTGGAAGCCGTAGTACAGGATCCACGTGGCATCACACGTGCTTAAGGAGCTATAAATGGCTGAAAATAAGATGGAATTAGAAGAATTCGAGTTTCCTGATGAAGTAAAGGCTAAACCTGATACTGAATCTAGCGAAGAGTTCGAGATTGAGATTGAAAATGATGTACCTCCCCAAGATCGCAACCGTAAGGCTGTTAATCCAGAGGTAGTTGAAGCCCTAGAAGAAGAAGATCTAGAGAAATTTAACAATGATCAGAATGCCGCCTTGAAAGAAGCGAAAAAGGTCTACCATCAAGAGCGTCGTGAGAAGGAAGCGGCTATTCGTGAGCAACAAGAAGCGATTAACCTAGCTAAAAAAGCGTTGGCTGAGAATAAAATGCTCAAAGAACGCCTTCATAACGGTGAATCTGTGTATGTTGATACGGTAAAACATGCAGCATTGTCAGAATTAGAGTCAGCAAAGCAAGATTTCAAGTCTGCCTATGAGTCTGGTGACGCTGATAAGCTATTAGAAGCCCAAGAACGCATGACAAATGCAAAGTTTAGGATGGATAAAGCAGAAAATTATCAACCACAGTTTAAAAAAGCTTCTCAAGAAGAACAATTTGATGTACAAATACCACAACCGCAAGTAAATGCGCCTGATCGTAAAGCTGTTGCATGGCAAAAGCAGAACGATTGGTTCGGATCCGATGAGGAAATGACCAGCTTGGCGCTTGGATTGCACGAAAAATTAGTACGTAATGGGATCCCGGCTGGATCTGATGACTACTACGAAAGCATTGATAAAACGATGCGAAAACGTTTTCCTGAGAATTTTGAAGGCGAACAAGAAGTAGAGACTGATGAACCCGCTAAGGTTAATCGGCCTAAAGCTAGTACGGTCGTCGCTCCGGCAACCAGAAGTACGTCTCCGAAAAAGATTCGTATTAGTAAAACCCAAGTCGCATTAGCGAAGAAACTGGGTTTAACCCCAGAGCAGTATGCCCGTGAACTAACTAAATTGGAGGCCCAAAATGGCTGAAGCAAGAATAAAACGTGATGTAGATACTAGAGCAACTTATGAACGTCCTCAACAGTGGGCGCAACCTGAGTTACTTCCTGAGCCTGATAAAGAGGCTGGGTATTCATATCGCTGGGTACGTGTTGCAAACTTGAACACTGCTGATCCACGCAATCTTTCCGCTAAATTACGGGAAGGTTGGGAGCCAGTGCGCATAGAAGAACAACCCAAATTTCAACTGTTAGTTGATCCTCAAAGTCGTTTTAAAGACAACATTGAGATCGGCGGCTTGTTATTGTGTAAGACACCAACTGAGTTCGTGGAGCAGCGTAACGCTTATTACGCCAAGCAAAGCGCATCACAGACGGATGCAGTAGACAATAACTTGATGCGTCAAAGCGACCCAAGGATGCCACTCTTTAAAGAGAACAAATCCACGACTAGCTTTGGCAAAGGTAACAACTAACTTTTTAACTTATTAGGAGATTTAAATGGCTTATCCAACCGTTTCAGCTCCCTATGGTCTAGAAGCGATTAACCGTGTTGACTTTATGCCCTATGCTGGGGCTACACGTCAACTGCCGATTGCAAGTACTTATAATACTGCGATCTACAACGGCGACATCGTTATGGTCAAAGGTGGCAATATCATCAAGTCAACTGTAACTGTTGACTCTACAACTGACAACACAGCAAACCTCACCTATGGTGTGTTTGTAGGTGTTCAGTACGTTAACTCACAGCAACAGACTGTACAAGCTCAGTATTACCCAGGTAATGCTGCCGCTAGTTCTGCTGTAGCTTATGTTGTTGACGATTCACAAGCAGCATTTAAAGTTGCTATTACTTTCTCTGGTAACACTACTGTAACTACAGCAAATTCATCTGTTGTTGGTACAAACCTGTCTATCCGTCAAGGTACCGGCTCTTCTACTACAGGTAATTCCGGTTTATCCGTTATTGCTCCAGTAATTGGTAGTGGCAATGCAGCAGCTCTGCCTGTTCGTGTAGTAGCAGTAGTTCCAGAAACCGCAACTGGCACAAACGCCTTCACAGAAGTAATCGTGAAGTTGAATAACCCACAAATTCTGTTGGCTGCGGCCCAGAATTATGTCTAAAGGAGCTACTTAAATGGCTATTTCTCGTGCACAGCTCCTAAAAGAGCTACTCCCAGGACTCAATGCCTTGTTTGGACTTGAGTACGCTCGCTACGGCGAAGAACACAAAGAGATCTATGAAACAGAGACCTCTGAGCGTTCATTTGAAGAAGAAACAAAACTGTCAGGTTTCTCTGCAGCTCCTGTCAAAAACGAAGGCTCAGCCATCGCTTATGACAATGCTCAAGAAGCATGGACAGCTCGCTACAACCACGAAACTATCGCTCTTGGCTTTAGCTTGACTGAAGAAGCAATCGAAGACAACCTCTACGATTCTTTGTCAGCTCGCTACACTAAGTCTTTAGCTCGTGCTATGGCTTATACCAAGCAAGTTAAAGCTGCTGCTGTATTGAATAACGGCTTCACTACCGGTTACAACGGTGGCGATGGCGTTCCACTCTTCAGCGCATCACACCCATTGGTATCTGGCGGTACAAACAGCAACGTTCCATCTACTCCTGCTGACTTGAATGAGACTTCTTTGGAAGCCGCTGTAATTCAAATCGCTGCTTGGACTGATGAGCGTGGTCTATTGATTGCTGCTAAGCCTAAGAAATTGGTTGTTCCACCAGCATTACAGTTCGTGTCAACTCGTTTGCTCGAAACTGAATTGCGTGTTGGTACAAACGACAACGATATCAACGCTATCAAGAACAACGGTTCTGTCTCTGAGGGTTACACTGTTAATCACTTCTTGACCGACACCAATGCTTGGTTCCTGACTACTGATGTTCCAAACGGTATGAAGCATTTCATTCGTACTCCTTTGAGCAACAGCATGGACGGCGACTTCGATACTGGTAACGTTCGTTACAAGTCTCGTGAGCGTTATTCTTTCGGTTGGTCTGATCCACTCGGAATGTTTGGCTCTGCTGGCGCTTAATCAAAGCCCCCCAGCTACAAGAAAGCCCCACCCTACCCGGTGGGGTTTTTCTTTATAAAGCTTGCACTTATTTGTAAATGTAGTAATATTCAAGAAACCGGGAAAACCGGCTTGTTAAACTGTCCCGGCAGAGGCATACACCATTAACAGGCTTGATCTTTGTATGTAAGGACAATTTATTATGGCATTAGCTACTACCTCGTCAATTTGGCGTTCAACAGGTGGCGATTCTACTCGCACCGCTTTCGCTGGCACTATGCAAATGGCTGCCCCTTTCTATATCGCTAACGTAGCCGCTGCTGGCAACGTAGTGGTATCTTCTGCTTCTGGCGCTCCTGCGCTGATTCTACCTGCTAACGCAGTAGTAACTGATGTTGTTATTACTAACGCTTTGGGTGGAAACGCTACAGCTAACATCGGCTTCACACCTTTGATCGGTGTAGGCCCAGGCCAAACTACAACTTTGGGTACTAACGTTCCTG